ATAATCGTCAGGAAAACCTTGTAGGCGCTCGCATTCTCTTGGCGTTAAACGTCTAACTGCGCTAGTACATATCATTGGCTTTGTGGCTAAGTCTGCTCCACCTGCACCGTAAGACGCGGTAAGAGACATAGTGACATCAGATAAAGTCGTTTCACCTGTTGCTTTAATTGGCAAAAGTGTTTCATCCGTTGGATTATAAGCACTTCCTGTCCTAGTTGTCAGGCATTTAGCTACTAGACCTGCGCCCCTACCACCAAACACCTCTTGATTGCTTGCACCAATACCGCCAGACCCTTTTGCTGACTGCGTTAGTGTTGGATGTGGAAAATCACCATCCCAATGAGAGCCAGACTTAGGCGTAACAGCTAAAGTCTCACTACCGCCACCTAAGTCTCCGCCTGACGCTCGTACTGTGCCAACTCCTTCATGGTATCCGCCAAAGCTACTAGAGGTATAGCTAACTGCATGAACGTCTGTTGCAGTTTGGCATGGCGATAGTTCTACAAAAGGTTCTACTTGATTGCCGCCATTCTCTGGCTTTCTGCCAATCCAATTTCCGGGAAGTGCATATGTGACTGCAGGAGTTTTGGTTGTACCCAATGTAGGAGAAATATCCTTAGAAATACTAGCACCTTGGCTTGCGCTGTTTTGTGCGCCAAAAACTAAAGCATCTGCCTCTACTCTGGAGTTTCCTGTGCGACTGAAAGGAGGGCCGACTGTAACTGTTGGGGCAACTCTTTGCCTCTTTTCTCGGCTCGGCGCAGGATGCCCTGACAAGCTTTCTGGCTCAAATAAAACACTTGCGGCACGTCTCCAATCTCCAAGATATCCGACAACGAACACACGTCTGCGTCTTTGGGGAACTCCGAAGTATTGAGCGTCCAACACTCTGTATGCGAACCCATACCCGATTTTCCCNNCCCCATCGCTGTGAGGAAGGTTGCAAAATCTCGTCCTCCGTTAGATGACAGGACACCGGGGACATTTTCCCAGACAAGCCATCTGGGTTTAAGTTGTTCAGCCATTGCAAGATAGGTGAGCATGAGGTTGCCTCTTGGGTCCGATAATCCTTTTCTAAGTCCGGCGACGCTGAAGCTCTGGCAAGGGGTTCCGCCAACGAGAAGGTCAATTGTTTTGTCATTATTCCATTCCTTAAATTTTGTCATGTCTCCATGATTTGGTATATTTGGGTAGTGATGCTGTAATACAGCGCTTGGAAACGCATCAACTTCGCTAAACCATTGCGGCTCAAAGCCTAAGTCGTGCCAAGCTACTGTGGCAGCCTCTACGCCAGAGCATACTGAGCCATATTTTAAATTAGCCATCATCTTCCCCAAACATTAATATATTGATCCAGAAAAACTATAATCTCTGGCAGATGTACGGCGGCTACAGCAAATAATGCTATAGCCAATCCGTCGATTATCATTGTGGTGTTCATAACTGTACCTCTTCCGTGTGACTGTCATTGTAGCGCTGTAATGCAATTTTTCTTAATTGGCTTTTAGTAATGTCTTTGAAAAAGTAACGATCAGAACTTCCATTCCAAGCTGTAGATGATGTATCAGGGAAACCATTGCTAATTGGTGCAATCCAACCGCTTGTAATTTTATTGCAAACTTCATAACGCCCAACAGGTATCCAACTTTTCTGTCCAGCGATTACAATTACACCATCTTTAGTTAATGTGGTTCTTTTTACATTGTTATACATTTTATATTTCCTCATATTTTTGCATTTATACAGCCATTATAAGCATTTTTGCGTAGCGGTCAAACACTTTATATATCATTTATATATCACAATGTACTTGTGCTTCTGTTTGTATTGCTTTATTGCTGGTTTTATCAGACCCAAGGAGACTTAAAATGGTTGATAAGAGAGTATTAATAAACTTTAGTGGACAGCAGTATGATGCTGTGGCAGAGGCAGCGCATAAATCAGCACTGCCATTTAGTTCTTTTGTTCGTAGGGCTTCATATATGGAGGCAACAAAGCTAGGCGTGGAAGTTGCAAAGCCAGATGCGGAAATTGAAGCTGAATTGATTGCAATGGATAGCGACGAATGATTATTGTTGGGGTTGATCCGGGTTTTTCAGGTGCAATTGCACATTACTGCACGCGCACTAAAGATTTAGACGTGCAAGATATGCCCACCATATTAAATAATCGTGGAAAAATTGAGATTGATATACACTCTCTCTTGCATATGCTTGAGCCAGAAGCGAAGGATCGCATGGCTGTGCTTGAGCAAGTTGCATCACGTCCCGGTCAATCATCTGTTGCTACATTTAGGTTTGGTATGGGATATGGTGCGTTGATTGCGTGTGTGGCAGCCAATAAAACACCCATGCACCTTGTTACGCCTAACAAGTGGAAGAAACACTTTAATTTATCATCAGATAAAGATACGAGCCGCCAACTTGCTATTCAGCGCTTTCCAGACCATTATGAGAGGTTCTCGCTTAAAAAGCATGATGGGCGGGCGGAGGCTAGTTTAATTGCACTTTACGGTGCGGAAGTTTTAAATAAATAATTATATTAGGAGAATTAAATGCAAAACTCTAATACAGTAAAAGATAACGATAAAATAGCTGTATGGTTCTCATGTGGCGCAGCATCTGCTGTTGCCCTAAAACTAACTGTTGAAAAGTATGGATTAGATAACGTGTATGCGGTTAATAATCCTGTTATTGAAGAGCATGATGATAACTTACGCTTTCTTGATGATGTTGCTGAATGGGTTGGTATTGAAATACAATCAGCTATAAATTCAAAATTTCCAACAGCATCAGCAGTGGATGTATTTAACAAAAAGAAAGGAATGTCGTTTATACACGGCGCGCCTTGTACTGTTGAGTTAAAGAAAAGAGCAAGGCAAGAATGGGAAAAAGATAATAAAGTAGACTGGCATGTTTTTGGTTTTACTGTTGATGAAATTAAAAGGCATGAAAGATTTGTTTTATCTGAACGTAGTAATGTGCTGCCAATATTAATTGATGCAAGAATGACAAAAAATGATTGCGCAGATTTGTTACGCAGAAATGGTTTATCTTTACCAATGGTTTATAGTTTAGGTTTTCCAAATGCTAATTGTATAGGCTGCGTAAAAGCGACAAGTCCTACATATTGGAACTTGGTTAGGTCAGAGTTTCCTAAAGTATTTGAAGAAAGGGCAATGCAATCAAGAGAACTTGGCTCTAAATTAACAAGGGTAAAAGGCGAAAGGATTTTTCTTGATGAGCTTGACCCTAATGCAAAAGGTAGACCGTTAAAAAGTATGCCTGATTGTGGACTATTTTGTGAAGAAACTTAATATTAATTTTAACTAAGGAGAATAAAATGCAGATAATACCCAGCGAAGAGCTGTCAAATAAGGCATACCACGAGTTGCCTGCTATATCATCAAGCGCCGTTAAGACAGTCGCAACGTCATCGTTATACCACTGGAAGAACGCTAAGTTTAGCTCCACGCCAGCTATGATATTAGGCTCGGCATTCCATGCAATGGTTTTAGAGCCAGAGAAGAACTTAGTAACAAACTCTGGATTACCACGTCGTGGCAGCAAGGCTTGGAAAGATCAGGAAACATTTCTTGGAGATGACGAGATTTTACTGCCAGAAGGCGAGTATGAACAATGCCAAAAAATGGTTGACGGTTGCCTGCAAAATAAAATGGCGCGTAATTTATTGACTAACAAAGACATGCTTGCTGAATACAGCTTTGTGGCTGAATGCCCAGAAACCAAATTAGAGCTAAAGGTTCGCCCGGATGGATTGCTAAAAGAGGCTGGCATAGTAATAGACCTAAAGTCTTGCTTGGATGCATCATATCGTGGATTTGATAAGGCTGTCAGGAATTTCCGCTATGATTTGCAGGCATGTTTCTATCGATACGTCTTAAAGTTATGCGGCTATCCAACTACAAATTTTATATTTATTGCTACTGAGAAAAACAGCTATGCCACAGCTTGCTATGAGATGTCAGATAAATATAACAAGTATGCCGAGGCCGAGATGTTTAACACATTGCGTAAAATTAAAGTGGCACAAGAAACAAATGTTTACGACACTGGTTGGCCTGAGTTGGATACGATTAGTCTTCCAGCATATCTTGACGAAGACCACGGCTTATAAGAATCCCAGTGCAGGGGTGCTGCACACATTTAAAGAGAGGGTTAACAAAATGTTACCACAAATTTATAGAAGAACGGACATAGAAAAACAATTTGGTATATCTAGGTCTACAATTTACGCTATGATGGCGGAAGGCAGATTTCCTAAACCTGTAAAACTAGCGGATCGCGCTGTTGGGTGGCTTGAGGAAGATTTGAAAAATTGGTTTGATAACATGCAGGAGACAAAATAATGCAACACATAATATCTGGCGTGAAGGCGCTATACCCAAGGCTAAATTCTACTTACCGTTTTGATCAGGAAGAATATAAGAGCCAGAAATGCTCACCCGATGCGGAGGGCGCAGCATATGAGATGTCATTTAATCTGACAGGCGAGCAATGCAAAGAGCTGAACGCTGTTTGTATGCAGGCGTACAAGAACGCTGCGGCTATGGATGCCAATAGTAAGCGTAAATGGCCTGACCAACCGTTAAACCTGCCATACAAGCGTGATGATGATAAGCAAGGCGATTGGATAGGCAAGGCTAAGTTAAAAGGCGCTTATTCAGGCGAAGTTACAAACCCACCACGCCAAGTAGATGCATCACGCAAGAAGCTGCCTGATGGATTTGAGCTAACATCTGGTTCAACAGTGAATGTTGCGGTGACTGTCGTGCCGTACAACACTGGAACGCTCAATGGAGTTTCATTGAGATTACGTGCAGTGCAGGTGCTAGAGCTGGCAGAGAAGCAAGAGAGTGAAGACCCATTCACAGAAGTTGCTGGCGGTTATTCTAGCGGCGCTTCACCTGTTAATGGTGTTGAGCATGACCCATTTGGTCTGCCACCAGCTGCGCCTACAGCTGCATCTAATGATCTGGAAGACGACATTCCATTTTAAATTAATCACACCGTTAGACAGAACTTATCGAGGTTTTGTCTAACGGACACGAAAATTGAGGAGGGAAAGTATGTCATCATTAAATTTAGTTAGGCGTTTAGGTACAAATGAAGAAAGTGACGAATGTTACACGCCTGCAAACCAAATTTCGCCATTATTTAACTATTTAGATAAAACAAAAACTTATTATGAAGCAACAAGCGGCAAGTCTAGTTTAATACTGGATGCTTTTAATGCTAGCGAATATAGTATTATTGGTAGCAATGGCGTTGATTTTTTTAATACAACATCAGACGATGTTTACGATGGTGTAATTACAAATCCACCTTACAGCAAAAAAGATGACTTTATTGAGCATTGCTATAAAGTTGGTAAACCTTTTGCTTTATTTTTACCTGTCGCAGCCTTTCAGGGCAAAAGAAGGGGTAATTTATTTATGAAGTATGGCATGTCAGCTCTAGTATATAACAACAGGGTTGATTTTACAGGCAAAGGGCAGCCGCACTTTGGTAACGCTTGGTTCATGTGGGGATTCATGCCAGCTAACACAATACATTGGGTAAATAACCCACCAAAAGAAAAATTGAGGAAGGGATAAAATGCAAAACACAAAATTTCCAAATGCAAGCTGGGAACAATATTCATATAAAATTATTAGCGCATTATCATTGAAAAAGACCGCTATAGGAGAATATCATGGTGCTTGCCCGGTATGTCAGGGTGAAGATCGATTTTGGATCAAAGAAACGTCTGATAATCAAGTGATGGTTAGCTGCCGTAAATGCTCAGACTTTGCCGGCATAAAAGATGCGCTGCGAAGGCAGAGTTTATGGCCTGAAGAAACAGAGAAGCCTATGACGAGAGAATACACCATAAGTTGGCCTGAAGCAGAGCCAGAAGCTACGCATCCATATCTCATTAAGAAAAAGATCGGTTTGGGCAATGCTGTTATAAAGGGTGACATATTAGATATACCTGTAATTAATGCCAAAGGTAAGCGTGTTGGATATCAGAGCATTAATTCGTCAGGCGCAAAGAAATTTTCTACTGGTATGCCAGTTGTTGGTAATTTTAGCGTTATTGGTGGTAAATTAGACGATTTAGTTTACATCTGCGAAGGTTGGGCAACTGCAATGTCAGTGCATATGGCGACAGACAGGCCAGCAGTATTTGCATTATCTGCGGGCAATATGACTGCCGTGATAGGTGAGCTGCTTGAGGCTAGACCTAATTTACGCATAGTTATTGCGGGTGATAACGACGAGGCAGGCATGAAAGCTATTGAAAAATGCGTGGCTGATCATGGTGTGCAATCAATTCTGCCTGATGTTGGCGGATGGGACTTCAGTGATATGTGGGTTAATCGAGGCAAAGAAGCGACTGCAAAGGCATTGGAGGTGAAGAGCCTATTGGATCAGGTGTTCTTCCCGGGCGATGCAATGCCACAATTAGACAGGAGTTATCTTGTCAAAGGATGGTTTGGCGCTGGGCAGCTCTCGATGGTGTATGGGCCAAGCAATGTGGGTAAGTCATTCTTTGTGCAAGATGTGGCTTGGCATGTATCTGCCGGGCAAGATTGGCATGGGAATAAGGTGAAGGGCGGCGTGGTGCTGTTTTTAGCTCTTGAGGGCGGTATGACTACGCATAATAGAATCGTAGCCTTACGCCAGCAATATCCAGAGCATGAGGCTAAATTAGCTATGCGTGCATTGCCAGTGAATTTGCTTGAGGAGAATGCTGATGTGCAGCTTATCATTGATTTGTGTGACGAGGTGAAGCGAGCGCATGGCGATATAGCTATGATTATCGTTGATACGCTATCCAGATCAATGCCCGGCGGCGATGAAAATTCGCCTGCATCATCAACGGCTGTGATATCAGCGTGTGATAAGATACGCGGTGAAACTGATGCCCACCTATTGTTAGTGCATCATTCTGGCAAGAACTTAGACGCAAAAGCGCGTGGGCATAGCTCACTGAGGGCTGCTGTGGAAACTGAGATAGAGCTATCATATGACGAGGCGACGGGCTTGCGCACTGCATTAGCCACCAAGCAGAGAGATTTGGAGGGTGGGCGTAAGTTTCACTTTAAGCTGAATGTGATTGAGCTTGGGCATGACGCTGATGGCGATGCAGTGACGACATGTGTGATTGTGCCGGCAAGCAGTGATGATGTTGAGACTGCCAATAAGAAAGCTATTAAAGGCAAGCAGCAGATATTATTTAAGACATGCTTTCAGCAGCTGCGAGGTGAAGGCGTGGGCAGAGCTAACCCAGCAGGTTTAGGATATCCTGAATCTAACACGTTCTGGATGATAGAAGAGGAGGCTATAAAGAAGCATTTTTTGGGCAAAGTATCTGGCGTATCAAACCCATCCAGCACGTACAAACAAGCTATAAATGGCCTCATCTCAGGGGGTCATATAGTACAAAATGAGGGTAATATTTGGTTTACCGATGATTTTGGCAAAATGAAGTAATATTAAACCTATTAATTACCTATTAATTAGCATTAATAATAACAATATCAATAACTTAGAGGACAACCTATTAATCGTAAATAGTATACCGTACCAAACCTATTATTATATTATTATACCTATAGGTATAATATAATAGTAGGTAAATAATAGTAGGTGTTTTTCGGGGTTAAGAATTATGGAGCATAAAATGAAAAAAGAGATAAGCATTGGAACGTCTGGTGGCAAGCGTGAAACAAGCGAGGGCGAGGTGGAACAAGCGATGGGTAAGGAGAGCATGGTGAGGTCTGATGTGCTGGCGAAGGCTAACCTGCTGATTACGGGAGATCGTGCGCGGCAATACGGAAGTGCCGAGGAGAACTTCAATTGCATTGCAACGATGTGGATGGCGTATCTTGGCAGGCATATATCAGCATACGACGTGGCAAACATGATGGCTCTGCTGAAGATTGCGAGGATGCGCAATGGTGTGCATCAGGATAGCTCTGTCGATGGCTGCGGTTATCTGGCGCTAGCTTACGAGTTGTCTAATGAGGTTAAGTAGGCTTGAAACAACGCTTCTTATGAGGCATAGTATGATCAGTGGGTTCTCCTCCCTCTAAGCGTGTTGTTTTTGCATTTACAACATGTTTCCCACTGAACTAGACCGCGTAGCTCTTCCTCCTCTTCCAAGCTACGCGGTCACATTACAAGGCAAGGATATGTCAGAGTTTATCATCAACTTAACATTGGACTTACATTGCTCTGACAGCGACGAGAGTGACCACGAATTAAACGAGCTATGCGATTATATAACTGATAGGCTTACTGCTGTGCCGGCTCAGACTGTGCTACAGTCGCTTGCAGAGGCGCTCATAGAGCTGCATGAGCAAGTCGTTGAGGAAGCCGGGCAGACAATGCATTGACTTACTGGTGGCATAACATGACGCAAGAACGTGCGATACAACACATTGGCACGCCGTTGCACGGGCGCACTCGCGTAATGCAAAGCAAAACTGTAGTCAATAGTTTCGGATAAACCGAAAGTTAACATAATATACATTATCGGACATATACAGGTAAATCTACAGTATATCTAATGATATCAATAGGTTAGACGAATATAGGCCAATATACAGCCAATATGAGCTATGCGTTGTTCCATTTAGGCGAAACTAGCACATCTGGCGCAGCGAGGAAGCCCCCCCGTCAACGGATTCTACGGGGGTAGTGTGTGTGTATAATCTCACGCACACAATTGCCTATGTTGCTTCTCGAAAAAAAATAATTTAAAGTATAATGGTGCATTACTTGAACTGCAAAAAGTAATGCACCTACACGGCAATAGATAAGAAAGGATAGCCGCGATGAGAAAAGAATTACCAACTGTAGAGTATTTACGCAAGACAATACGGTATGACGCAGAGACGGGCAGAATGTATTGGCTCAAGAGAACCAAAGAGCATTATCCGCCCAAAACAGCAAACATTGAAAGATCAGTCAAATATTGGAATAATCGTTACGCTGGCAAAGAAACCGCAAAATGCCAAGATGGCAGGGGTTATCTTAAATGCAAGATTAATCAAATATTTTACGGCGCTCACAGAGTTGCTTGGGCATTACACTACGGCGAATGGCCTGATAAACAAATCGATCATATCAATGGAAACCCATTAGACAACCGCATAAAAAATATGAGAGTTGTTAGTATGCGTGAGAATGGTAAAAATAAAAAACGCCCTAGTACTAATACTAGCGGGATTATAGGTGTGCATTGGGATAAAAAATCGTCAAAGTGGGTATCGCAAATATGCGTCAATTATAAAAAAATTTTTCTTGGAAGTTATGATAATATTACAGACGCAGCAAACGCACGTCAAACCGCAGAAAAAAAATATAATTTCCACCCTAACCACGGCAGATAGGAGAACAACAATGGCTGGCAAAGCGTTACGCAGAAGAATACTTGCCGATGTACTAAGCAAAGGCGGCGCTGAATACTTGTTTGAGCAAATCGCCTCTGGCACGACACTCACAGCCCTTGCGAAGGAATATGATTGCTCCCGGCAGTATCTTAGCACATCTCTAAAGACTATCCCTGAGTATGAGCAAGCCCTACGCAAAGCTAGGCAAGAGGCAGCTGATGCACTCGTAGAGCAAGGCTTAACAATGGTAGATGATCTGGATGGCGGCAGCACATCAAGCGAAATAGCCGCTACCCGTGAAAAGGTGCAGTGGCGTAAATTTATGGCAGGCTCGTACAACCAAGAGCGATACGGCAACAGACCCCAGACAAACGTGACAATCTCCGTTGGTGACATGCATTTAGACGCCCTACGCAAAGTTAATTCCGACTTGGCGGCTATCCATAAAGAAGACCAAGAGCGTGAAGCAAAGACGATTGACGCAGATTATGAGGATGTATCAGATGAGTGATAACCCATTACAAGAGTTTGTCCTACGTTACCGGGATGACCCAGTGTTATTTGTGAAGGAAGTGCTAGGCGCTACACCATACGATTATCAAGCCGAGTTTCTCAATGCCATATCGGATGGCGAGCGTAAAATGTCCGTGAGGTCAGGCCACGGTACAGGTAAGTCCACGTCAGCCTCTTGGGCTATGCTCTGGTTTCTCTTACTGCGTTTCCCCAATAAAGTCGTTGTCACAGCCCCCACGTCGAGCCAATTGTTTGACGCATTGTTTGCCGAGTTAAAACGGTGGATTAACGAGTTGCCACCCCACCTACAGCAATTGCTAACCACCAAATCAGACCGCGTCGAGCTAACATCGGCAGCGTCAGAGGCTTTCATATCAGCTAGAACGTCACGCGCAGAAACGCCAGAAGCGTTAGCTGGTGTTCACTCCGAGAATGTTTTATTGGTGGTAGATGAAGCATCGGGTGTGCCTGAGAAAGTCTTTGAAGCTGCTGCTGGGTCTATGTCAGGGCATAATGCAACTACGTTACTCCTATCAAACCCAACACGTTCATCAGGCACATTCTTTGAGAGCCAAACCAGATTATCCAAGAGCTGGTGGACGCGCAGATGGTCATGCGTCGATAGCCCTCTTGTATCCGCAGAGTTTGTCGATGAAATGCGTGAGCGTTACGGCGAGGATTCAAATGCATTCCGCATACGTGTGCTTGGCGAGTTCCCCATGGCTGACGATGATACGATTATACCGTTTCACCTTGCAGAGAGCGCAATACATCGTGATATTGAAATTACGCCTGACATTAGACCTATCTGGGGCTTGGACGTTGCAAGGTTTGGCACAGATAAGACTGCATTGTGCAAAAGGTATGGCAATGTCGTGACAGATATTGAAGCGTGGCAAGGCTTAGACTTAATGCAGACTGTGGGTAGGGTAATGGCTGAATATGATAATTTATCGCCAAGCCTACGCCCAAGCGAAATACTTGTGGATAGTATTGGTGTTGGCGGCGGTGTGGTTGATAGATTGCGTGAGTTAGGCGCTCCAGTGCGTGGGATTAATGTTGGCGAAGCGCCTGCTATGGGCAAGACTTACATGAACTTGCGCAGCGAGCTATGGTTTAAGACTAAAGCGTGGTTGGAAGACAGATCCTGCAAGCTGCCAAAAAATGATCAGCTCTTAGCCGAGCTAACTGGCATAAGATATGCGTTTACCAGCGCAGGTAAGATGAAAGCTGAGAGTAAAGACGCGATGCGCAAGCGTGGGCTAAAATCGCCTGACTTGGCGGATGCATTATGCTTAACTATGGCATCAGACGCAGCCACAGCACTGTCTGGCGCAAGTATGAGTTGGAATAGGTCTATTAAGCGTAATCTTAAAGGCATTGCATGAATAAAAAAAAATTCGACAATTTGTCACCTAAGATGAAAAATTTAATGATGAACAAATGGATAAAGAGTTATATGAGCCGTGGTTTATCGTTGGAAGATGCTCAATTTGCTGCGCGTTGGAGAGCTGGAACGTGGAAGCTATCAGATAGAATGCGTGTTGTACTAGCTAATATGGAAAAACTGTGATAAGTTTAGGCAAGATATTAAACAGGCTAGGATTATGGCACAAAATAAATTTTTAAGCTTTCTTAACTCGCTAGACAAAGGCGCAAGTGACAGAAATAGCATTACCGAGTTTTTGGCTAATGTTCTAACACCGGGCGACGAGATGGAATATGTTAATGGGTCGCTTATGACTACTGGCGGCAAACCTGTAGAAAACATTGGTGATAAAACATATTACGGCACGCTAGGCCAAGCAAACTTTGCAGGCAATGATCCTATCAAAGAAGGCTTGCTGTCAAAGATGACTGACGCGCCTGATAAAGTAGCGCGTAAGCTTGGATTGCTTGAGACTAGCCCACCGCCACTAAGGCCAAGCCCAGCGCCTAGCTCAGATATTTCAGCGTTTAGTAATCTGCTTCCATATGAAGACATGCTTCAATTGCAAGATATGGCAATGCCAAACAAGCAAGGTTTTGTTAAATATCTGACAGATATGTATAACAGAGACCCACAAAATTATTCTTATAACATGTCACAGCCTGACGGATTAGCCTCATTGGCTAGAGCTTTTAATACGATAAGTATGGCGGAAAGTTTTCTTGACTAATGGGACTGCTTGATCAACAAAGGCCAATGAGCTTCTCTGGAAAGAGAACAGCTACCCCACACCAAGGTATTACAGCTATGGACGCTGCAAGATTTGTAGCTGAAGCCACGCCTATTATTGGTGATGCTATGGCAGCTAAAGAAGTTTACGACGAGCTGCAAAAACCAGACCCTAATTATGCAATGGTAGCAGCTCTAGGCGGCGCAGCTCTCGTTGGATTAGTACCCGGCCTTGGCGACGCTATGGCTGCCGGTATTAAGAAGGGCGCAAGGGGATTACTTGATACAGCAAAGCGTATTGAGGTTGATCCGTCAATGATGGGTTCAATGGGTGGCAATCTGAAAGTCAGGCGAGACATCCCAAATGAAATGCGCGGCAATCAGGTATTAGTTCGCATTCCAGTAAAGGACGTTGAGCATGGAGAAAGTGCCATGCCCGGCGGAAAACTTACGCGGCCTAGCTCTCGTAAGTTGATTAAAGAGTATTCTGAAAAAGACACTAAAATTCCTCCAATTGAAATTATGTCTTACGAAGATGGTTTAGCTATGATTGCTGATGGAAGTCATAGGTTTGAGGCTGCTAAGCTACGCGGCCAAGATTACATTGAGGCATATGTTAATAAAGATGATTTTCTTGATTTGCCTAGCGCGGAAGTAATTCAACCTTCCCCATCATTACCAAACCCCCGAAATGAAGCTGAAGCAATGGCTAAAAAGGTTTTAGAAATGCGTGCATCAGGTAACGCTCGCGATGTAACTGAAAAAATGATGAATGCGGCTGACGATCAGTATATGTTTAAGAACACGCCAATACCAATGGATGCGGCGTCACGAAAGGCTAGAGCAACTGACGATAATTTTGTTCCAGCTTTGCATGGTACTGGAGATGATATATCTGCTGTGGATGCTTCATTCTTTGGAAGTGGACAAGACCTTTTGAGTTCTGGTTTTTACACCACAACAGGCTCAGCAAGAGCTGATAGATATGTTCCAAAAGAAAAAACTTCTTCAACTCAAGTATCAAAAGAATATGCTGAAGGTGGAAACATTTTACCTTTGATGGTTCGGGAGGATCGTCCGTTTATTCTTGAAGACGCTGTCGGTGACTCTGCTAAAGAAATAGCTGACATTTACTCGCAAGACCCTTATTTTGATGTTAATGAAATGTCGTCAGGTGTTAGAATAATTAGTACCGATGATGGTAACAGTGTAATGCTTGACCCATATCAGCAAAAACACCACGCTTTGCAAAATATGAGAGGTGCTTACGGGGCTTCATTAACTTCTGACGTTTTATCTGACGCAGGGTATTCTGGCGTTTCTGGCCCAGAGGCGTTAGGAAATCGAGTTCGAGTTGCTTATAAACCAGAGGATGTACGATCACAATTTGCAAGATTTGATCCAGAGTTTAAACATTTAAAAAATTTAACTGCTGCTGGATTATTAGCACCGGGTGTATTGGCTGCTATGCAAGAATATAAAAAACAACAAGAGTTAGAACGTGGGCTACTATCTTATTAATAAATATGTTATACAGAAATAAACTGAGAGTTGAATAATGCCAATTACAACATATGCAGAATTAAAGACAAATATTGCAGATTTTTTGAATAGAGATGACCTAACATCTGTATCATCTACGTTTGTCTCACTCGCAGAAGCAGATTTAAACAGGCAAGTTCGTCATTGGCGGCAAGAAAAGCGCAGCACAGCCGAGATTGATACGCAGTATAGCGCAATACCCGCAGATATGCTCGAAGTTATACGATTTTACATAACAAGCGGAGATACACGCCCACTTGAGTTAATTTCTCAAGCAGAAATGCTTGATCGCAAGTTTAGAAACCTAAACACTAGCGGGCAACCAGCATATTACGCGGTTACGGCAGGTGAATTAGAGGTTTATCCAGTTCCAGATGGCACATACACGTCAGAATTGTATTATTTCGGAAAAACCGACGCATTATCTGATAGTAACACGTCAAATTGGATATTAGAGCATTATCCTGACGCATATTTGTATGGTTCACTAATACATTCTGCGCCATACCTAAAAGATGATGCAAGAATACAAGTATGGGCAGCGTTGTACCAAAATGCAATTGATGCTATAAATCGAGCAAGCGAAAAAGCTAAATTTGGCGGTTCTGGTCGTCGTATGAAAATAAGGGCATATTAAAATGAGTTTTTCTAATACATTCGAGACTACAGTTCTAACATGGGTGTTTACTACAGGTAGTGCAACACGCCCCACAGCGTGGCACATAGCATTATACACTGCCGCACCAAATGATTCAGGCGGTGGCACAGAAGTGTCTGGCGGTGGATATGGTCGTAAAGCTGTAACATTTACAGTATCAGGTAATACAGCGTCAAATAACGCAGCCATCGAGTGGGATACAGCCACAGCATCATTTGGCACAGTCACACACGTAGGCGTGTTTGATGCTGCATCTGGTGGCAATTTAATTGCTTACGCTGCATTAACGACAAGCAAAACAATTGATACAGGTGATGTTTTCCGCTTACCATCAGGCGATCTTGATATTACCCTAGACTAATGGCTGAATATCGTAGTGGATATGGACGAAGCACATATGGCTCATATAATTTTGGGCTAGATGGCTTTGTCACGGATGGAGCTGGAGCAATTGTTACAGTTACGTCAACTGCTGCGGCTTCAGTACGTGTTAGGTTAAGCGCATCTGACATAATCACAGTATCAACGACTGCTACGCAAGCGCAAAGAGTACGTGAAGCATCCGCAAGTAGTACAACATCATCAACAACGTCTGGTTCTGCCGAGCGTGTACGTGAAGTTGCATCAGCAATATCCGCCAGCTCATCCACATCTGCTGTAGGCGCAAGAACACGTAACTCAAGCAGTGCAATAGCAACAACATCCACAACCAGTTCGGATATGGTGCGTGTAAGACATGCAATATCAAATATAACACCATCATCTAGCACATCATCAAACGCAGTTGTTGTATTTAGCGGAACATCGCAAATTAACACAGTATTAAGCACAACTGCTACATTTAACCGGGTGCAGTTCTCCGCGTCAGCAATTGCAACGGCATTATCTACGACATGCCGAGCAATTGAGAAGTGGGAAGTTGAACAAAATACGCCTGAAACATGGACACCCCTTGAAAAGACACCTGAAACATGGCAATATGTGCCTAACGCAGTCAATGATTGGTCTGCCACTTCCCCTACATAGATGGAATGGACAGCTTCATAGGCAAGAAGTATAACTTTGGCTAACGCCGCATAGGAGATTAACATGGCTGATACTACAACAACGACATATAGCTTAGTGAAGCCAGAAGTTGGCGCGTCCGAGGATACTTGGGGTACAAAGATAAACACCAACTTAGATAGCGTTGATAACCTGCTAGACGGGACAACGCCTGTCACGGGCATTGATATTAACTCTGGTACAATTGATGGCACAGTCATTGGCGGAGCATCAGCTGCGGCTGGTACATTTACAAATATTGCAGGTACATTAACAACTGCGGCACAAGCTAACATTACGTCACTTGGAAGCCTTACATCCCTTACAGTTGCAGGTAATGTTTCAGTAGACGGCGGCACAATCAAGCTAGATGGAAACTATCCTGTTGGTACAGGCAACGTAGCGTTGGGTGATACATCTCTTAGTGTTGCAGACGGTGCAAGCTTTAATAACACAGCTTTAGGTGCGCAAACATTACAAGCTAATACAACAGGTGCTAGTAATACTGCATCTGGACGTTATTCACTTTATAATAATACAACAGGTGGTAATAATACATCGGTTGGTTTGCAGTCTGCTTTTAATAATACAACAGGGTCAAACAATACATCTGTTGGCTATCAGTCCCTACAATCCAACACTACCGCATCTAACAACACTGCCGTTGGGTATCAGTCTGCATTAGCTAATACTACTGGTAATCAACTTTCTGCATTTGGCTATCAATCATTATACGCAAATACTACAGGCGAAAGAAACAATGCATTTGGTTATGCGTCATTACTCAGTGTAACTACAGGCGTTGACAACAATGCATTTGGTTACAAATCTTTGGAAAACAACACTGGTAACTATAATACTGCAATAGGTAGCACTGCTTTACGTTTTAACACCACCGCTTCCAACAACACTGCTGTGGGGTATCAAGCTGGTTATAGTAATACTACTGGAGTAAATAACACAATAATTGGCAATCAGGCTGGGTATCTTAATACTACTGGCGCAAGAAATGTATTTCTTGGAATGGATAGTGGATTTTACAACACTACTGGCACATATAACGTATCGGTTGGAATGGGCGCACTCCAAGCCAACACCACCGCAAGTAACAACACTGCTGTGGGATATCAGGCAGGGTATAGTAATAGTACTGGGCATGAAAATACCATGGTTGGTCGTTTGGCAAT